GGCGGTTTCGTCCAGGTCAGCTCGTTCTACGACGGCACGAACCTCAAGTGGGTCCCCCAAGTGCTCTCGGCCCCGACCAATACCGTCACCTTCAGCTAAGCCACGCTGTCAGCGGCTCACTGACCGAACATGGTCAAGTAAGGATCTCGGGAAATGACGACCGGAAGTATCCAGCAAATCCTGCATCCGATTATCACGACGAAGGTGATTTCTCGAATCGCCGTCGCCGAGAATCCCTTGCTCCGCTTGTTCGGCATGGAGCCGGGCGGTCCGTGCGAAATGAAGATCGGCCACCGGCAGCACGGTTATGACACGTTCAACAACGTGCGTACGGCGGCTCAGGCCGCGGCACCGGGGCGTCCGGCCGCGACCGTCACTCGCAACCCGGTGGGCCGCGTCAATGTGACGATCGCCCGTGCTCACGAAAAATTGCCGCTCTTGGCCGAAGAGTTGCATAACTACCGGCCGATCGGCGGCAGTTCCGCCGTATTCGACAACATGGGGGCGAGTTTCATTCGCCGCCAGCAACGTTTCATGGGCCAGCGGATTGGGAACTTCCGAGCCGCCATGCTCGCCGGCATGATTCAGGGCAAGATGTACCTGCACAAGTCCGGCGACAATATGTATTACAATTTTACGTCGGCCGGGGCGTTGCTCACGATCGACTTCCAGCGGCCGAACTCGACGTCGACGGGCGAGAATTACAACCAGCTCAACATGATCGGCACGGCGAATACCGACCCGTCCACGGGACTTGCCGGGGCTCCGATCATCCAATCGAGTTGGGCCAATCCGTCCACGGACATCACGAAGCACATCGCGTCGCTCGACGTCACGCTGCAAACGACGGTCGGCACCAACTTGGGCCGGATCATCTGCGGCGAAGACATCTGGCAGGCCGTCACGGAAAACGACTACGTGATCGCGAAGGCCGGCATCGCCCAGTCGCCGTTCTCGGAATACATCCGCGACGAGAGCAACGAACTCGACAACCCGAAGAACGTCAAAAAGTGCCGGCTGCGGGCCTTCCCGTGGCTGGAGTGGATCATCGTCGACAGCGTGCTCCAGTTGGGGGCTCTCGGCTCCGAGACCTACACGAAGTTCGTGCCCGCCGGTTGCTTCTGGTTCGGCCCCAAGGCCCCGAATCCGCTGTTCTGGGAAATCGCACTGGGCAGCGAGCCCGTGAGCGAAGGCCCGAACATGCCGTGGGTCGACAAGATGGGCATGACCAGTTGGACCACGTACACGTACGATCCGACGGGCGTCTATCTCTACACGCTCGACAACGCGATTCCCTGCGAATACATCCCGGCCGCTTCCGGCTTGGCCACCGCGTTCTTCACCGGCACGGCTGCCTAATCAGTTCGACGGCAGAGTTTTGGAGTCGGCACAATGCCCGGTTTCGGAATCGTCTCACGCGAGGTCAAGTTCACTCGCCAGACTGTCACGTTTGACGGCGTGACCTACGGCGTCGCGGGAACGCCTGTGACCGTCTTCAACCTGACCGGCCGCTGCTGGCTGTTCGCGCTCGGCGGTTTTTGCATGACGTCGCTGGTGGGCACGAGCGCCACGCTGGCGATCGGAACGGCAAACAGCACGGGCAGCCTGATCGCGGCCACGACCGCCACGAACATCACGGCGAATAAATGGTGGACCAGCACGTCGCCGGGAACCGACTACGCGAACGAGATCGAGGGGTTCATCGCCAACGGCCCGATCGCCCTGACGATTGCCACGGCGAACATCACGGCGGGGCAAATGGACTTCTATGCACTCTGGTATCCTTGCTCCGCCGGAGCGAACATCGGCTAACGCGAAGGCTGACAAATGCCGTCGCTTCTCACTCAGATTCTGGATTCACTGTCGAGCCCCGTGGAGCGAAAAATGCCGGCTTCAAACCTGAGCACCATCGAGCGGAAGCTTGACCTGATCTTGGCCGAAATGAAGATCAAGGATCCGCTCGACCTCGAACCGAAAACGACGGCAGGGGCGGAAACGTCAAAGCCCATTGCATCGGATGTGAAAAAGGGCGGGCAGGACGCCTCGGCGGGCTCCGCCCCTGTTGTCGCTCCTACGCCTGTCGTCGTGACATCGCCAATCGTGACTCCTCCGGTTGTGGTGCCGCCAGCCACGCCGATCATGCCGCCGCAGGTCACGGCTTCGACGCCTCCCGTGTCGGCGGTTTCGTCCGGCGGCCCAATCGCTGGGACATCGCCGCTCCCGACCACGCCTTAAAGGAATCAATCGGAAGTACGCCTTGTGCCTTTTTCGCTCGCAAGGGTGGGTACGGCTTTGCCTGCCCACCTTTGTTTTTTAGGTGAGACATGACCGGGAAGGGACATCCCCACAAAACACACCCGCATCATCACCCGATGAAGCACACGACGGCGGACGTCAATATCGTGGTCGACCAATCACCTTGGTACGCCCGATTCGTTCAATGGGCAGTCACGACGGCGATCAGTTTCATTAAGTGGGCATTTCGACGGAAGTAAACCGTGACGACTTCGTACTGTGCTCAAGCCGACGTGACGTTCATGCTCAGCCGATTCGGGCTGCAAGCGTTGTTGAACGACGGTGCGAGTGCGATACCCGTGATCCAAGGGAATCTCGCGACTGCGATTACATGGGCATCGGTGCGGATCGATTATTACCTTCGCCAGCGGTACGACCCGACGCAATTGGCGGGAAACAACTTCGTCCGTTTCGCCTGTGCGACACTGGCGAGCGTGATGATCATGCGGCGAAAGAATGCGGCCCACGACGGGCTGCAACAGGAATACGACGAAGTCGAAGAGCAACTGAAATCGATCCAGGAATTCAAGTACGAAGTGCCGGACGCCTATCCGATCAGCGAGCCCGGACCGACCATGAGTAACGTGAGAGTGGACCAAGTCAACTTCAACCGGAAAATTAGGGCCAGTTTTGAGGCGTCAACCGGAGACCAAAGCTCCAAGAAGCCCCGGCAGGGGGATTTTTTAGACGTCGTACTGGAGTGGTGAAATGTCCTTCCATCAACTAGCCAAGCAAGGCGTCAAAGCGATCAAGCACGCGGCCGACTCCCGTCAGCACGCGGCGATGGCCCGAGCCCACCATGCCGCAGCCATCGGGCATCTCGCGTCCGGCAACGCCAAGGGCCACGAAGCGGCAATGAAGAAAGCGACGCAAGCCGCGGCCAAGTCTCAGCATTCGATGCAGCGATCGGTTTCGATGTTGTTCGGGAATCATTGAATGACGGCCCGCGTCCTCAACGTCCGCTGCAGCGCGGAAAACGTCCGCCGCATTGTGGAGCAAGTCGTGTCCGAAGTGGTCCACGCTTCGACCAGCTTCGGCGTCCGCGTGCTCGAACAGGCCGCGGCCGACGTCGCCAAACAGATTCAGCGGGAGTACGTCGTCAAGGCGTATGGCGGCATCGACGACGCGGACATTAGCTGGAAGAAGAGCAAGGCGGCCCAAGAACGCGGGGGGCTCACTCTGATTGAGACTGGATCACTGATCGAATCCTTGGCCGGCGACGTGGTCCGGTCTGCGATGGCCGAGCTCCGCGTACGAGCCACGAACAAAGGCAACCTCAAACGCGACCCGACGCAATACGCGGGCTACGTGTTCAATGGAACGAAGAACGAAGACGGCAGTGTGAAACTTCCGGCACGTCCCGCGTGGCCGGCGGACGGGACGATTCCCGACTCGTACGTGCGGGCCGCTCAGGCCGCGATTCTGCCGGGGATTCACGACGAAATTGTTCGCAGATTGTTGGCAGCATAAATGCTCGGATCACGGCAATGGGGAGAAAAAAACACAAATCAGCATGGACGGTAGACATTCTCAAAGAGCATTTCGACCGCGTGATCGCGGAGAAGGACCAGCAATACAAGCAGAGATTTGACGCCCAAGAGACGAGCACCCATAAGGCCGAAACATCATTAATGGGTCGGCTGGCGTCGATGAACGAAATCCGCGAACAATTGAACCAGCAAGCCATGACATTTATGCCGCGATCGGAATCGGAGCAGCGATTTCACGCTGTCGGAGAAAAGCTGGAGACGATTACGGAGACGTTCACCGGCCTGACCAACACGCATTTTGAGTCCAACGGAGAGCGACTGAGAGAATTAGAATCTTGGCGATCGCAGCAGGCGGGAGTGATCCAGCATTCGGAGAAGTCGGGCACGTTCAACATGTGGATCATTTCCACGATTTTCGCCGCAGCAGTCGCGATCGCTTCGATCGTGATGCTGCTGGCTCCGCAAGTGAAAAGATGAATGTCCAGCTACGCCTACAGACGCTCAATGCAAGAGACGCTTCGCGAGAAGTTCAACTGGAACGCCCAAGAATGTGCGATGACTTATTCCGACCGCCCAATCATCGGGGCACCGTCGCACGTCTTCGTCTCGATTCACGAAGGCAGTTGGGACAATCGGGCCGGCGACCTGGATTGGATCGACGAATGGTTCTCGATCTACATCACGATCAGCGTCAAAGCGGGCGACATCCCGATCAGTGCGTGGGGCACGGAAATCCTCACCGATCAGGATGGGCGACTCGATTTCTACGCTCGCCACGTGATCGACGTGGTCCACGGCAACTACGAGATTATGACCGCGGCCAACGCGATGATCCCCGGCAACACGGCGAGCACGGGCGGCATTTGGAAGTTTTACCGGCCGCTGCATTTCGCACGGGCGACGAACCCCGAGCCGAGAGCGGGAACGTGGTGGGGCAATAGTGAAGCTAAGGGGCTGTTGGGCGTGAGCCAGCAATTACAATTCATCGAGGCCCAGCGGGCACAACAGACTGTCGAGGCGGACTGATGGCGAAAGCACAGATTCATTTCATGGTGGATGATCCCGCGGCTCAGATTCCGTTCATGCGGCCGAACACGCAAACGCGGACGGTCGACAAGGGATTTTGCCGGCCCGCGTGCCAAGGCAACAAGGCAACGATGCCAAAACACGCCACGGGCGAGGCCGATTCGGTCACTTGTGCCAAGTGCAAGGCGACGGACCAGTGGAAGCAGGCAATGGCCGCGTTGCTCACGGAGCGGGAAGTTGAGTTGACCGATCCGGCATGGACTGGGCTGCCCATGACTGCCGAGCAGCAAGCGGAACTCGCCGCGGAGACCAAGGCGGTAACGCCGGTGGTCGCGACTCCGGCTGTCATTGTGGTCCCGGTCACTCCTCCGCCTCCACCTGCTCCGCCGCCGTCAGATCCCGGGCCGCTCGCATCGACTCAGGCCGCGGCAACCGTAGCTAAAGGAACGTAAGCATGGCCCTCGCGTCAATCACGGCCGGCCCCTATCAGGGCGCGTGGAACTCGACTTCGGTGGGACAAAGTTCGGACGGCTTTCGCCTCCGCTACAGCGTCTCAAAAGAAGTCGTCCGCTCCGACCTGTACGGCGAATCCGTCATCGACGCCGTGTTCCGCGGTGCGGATGTGTTCCTGATTTGGATGGGCATCGAGTATCAGTACGCTCTCGCCCCGTTCTGGCCCTATGGTGCCTTTGGCGTCGCCGGACAAGCCGGAACACTCGACGTGGGCAGCGGCCTCTCCGCTTCGATGGTCCTCACGGTCGTCACCGGCACGACCGCCGTCGGAGCCCCGAACACGCTCACCGGAAGTCAGGCCATCATTGACGAGAATTTCAACGGCGAACTCGCCTTCCGCTCCGGTGCGAGAATGCCGCCATTGACGATGC